ATGTACGAAGAGTACTACAAAACACATTCATACGAATAGAAAGGAAATAAAATGGGATTGTATGATAAACATAAAAAATATTTAGTAGACATCATGGGGGTGGCTACGATAGTAGAGATTGGTGAGGAAAGGTATGATGAGATTTACGGTGAACCGACAGTCATGTATAGCTTGGGGTTTTATAACAAGGCCTTAGAAGACTTAGGGGAAAATGATGACCATACCTTTGAGCCTATGAAGAAAGATAAAACCACAGGTTGTAATATTGCTACATGGAAAAGGTTAAAACCTTATCGATTACCCTTTAGTGAAACAGGTTATCGCTCCGACTTTAGTAATATTGTCAAGGAAGGTACATATGGTAGCTATGAAGAAGTCATTATGGAAAGTGCTATCAATAACTTACGCCATGTAGGGATTACACGAAATAAATATTTTGATGCTCAAACTTTTGAAGACAAACCGATTGTTAGCGTGGTAGGTGAGATATGATATTTGGAAAGAAACATCAGATAGTAGCCACCATAGAAATACCTTATGAGTTTGAAGTTCCTTTTAATGTGAAAGACTTAGATGATTCAGCAAGGCAAAAAGTAAAAGCGTTCTTTGAAGCAGAGTTTCATTTACCTTTTGATGCTGAAAGAATGAATTTAAGAGTAGAGGATAATGTTGATGAAAACCCTATCGGTATTTAGTTTAGTTCTATTTAGTTTAACTTGTTCAGCTTGTTCTTTTACGATTGATAGATTTTCTAAAGACGGTATTGAGATTGAAACTCTACCACCTATGGAATCTAATAAACTTGATTGCGATACTGAGGATTTAACAAAGTTAGAGTTGACAAAATGCAAAATGAATGCTAAACTTCTGGAGTTAAATTATTAAATCTTACATGTGTAAGATAGAAAGGGAACAATGGAAGACGGAAGTTTAAAACTCTATGTTTTAAAAATCATATTACAAAAAAAATATTTCAACAGAATCAAAAAGATTATATCAGATTCTTTCTTCACTAATGGTGGAGCTGATATCTACAATGCTATTACTCGAATCTATGAAGACAATCCTGAGATAGAAGAAATTAGTATTAGTGATTTACAATTAAGTTTGTTTAATACTTATTTTGCTAATCAGAGTTTCCAGGCCCAGAATAGTATCAAAGATTTATTAAGTCGGATTGAAAAAATCAAAGACATGAATGAAGGTGTTATTGAGAATGCTATTAAGAGTATGTATAAGATGAACAAGGCAGATGAAATGTCTAAACTTTGTATTGCCATTGGTAATAATCCAAGTCAACATAGCTTCAAAGAGATACAAAGATTTCTCAATGATATTGACGAAGAACATTTTGAAATGAAGAATAGCACTGAAGTGACCACCGATGTTGATGAAATGCTAGAGGCCGTTAGCCAACAAAGAGAATTTAAATTTAATATCTATGCTCTTCAAAATGCTACAGACGGTATTGGTCGAGGTAACTTTATGGTTGTCTTTGCTAGACCTGAAAGTGGAAAGACGGCCTTTTGGGTTAGCCTCGTTGCTAATGAAGGTGGGTTTGCATGGCAAAAGAAAAATGTTCATATCTTTTGTAATGAAGAACCTGCCATTCGTACACAAGTAAGATTACTTAATGCCTGTAGTGGGTATAAACAATCTGAGATTCTTAACGGCAGTAAAGACTTAGCGATTAGTGAATGGAAAAAAATTAGAGATTATGTTCATACTCATGATAGTGTAGGGATTACTATGGATGATTTAAACAATCATTGTAAAGATAATGATGTTGACATTCTGATTGTAGACCAACTAGATAAGATAAATGTATCAGGTAAATACAATGCATCTCATGAAAAATTAGGTGAGGTTTATCTTCAAGCAAGAGAGATAGCCAAACGCCATAATGTTTTATTAATAGGTTTATCTCAAGCATCGGCTGAAGCTCATGGTCGAACACGATTAAGTTTTAATGTTATGGCTAACTCCAAGACAGGCAAGGCGGCTGAAGCTGATTTGATTGTGGGTATTGGTAAACTTGATGAAGGTAATGAAGACCCTAATGATGCCTCTGTTCGACAAATAACAATTTCCAAAAACAAACTGACAGGAAATCACAAAGAATTTGAAGCAAGACTTATTCCTGTTTTATCTCAGTTCACTTCATTTACATAGAAAGGATGTACACAGTGATAACGACTCTCGATATAGAAACCACCGTCACCAAGGAAGGTGACCCCTCTCCCTTTAATCCTAACAATCGGTTAGTGAGTATTGGAATTAATGATGAATACTTCTTTTTTTATCATAAGGATATGAAAGATGTAAATAAAATAAACGAAAACAAAAAGAAAGTCCAAAGCATTTTAGATGAATCTACTCTCGTCATTGGCCATAACTTAAAGTTTGATATGTCATGGCTCTATGAATTTGGATTTACCTATTCCGGAAAACTTTATGATACTATGTTAGCTGAATATATTATCATGAGAGGGATGAAGGATAAGTCTTTGTCTTTAAAGGAATGTTGTAAAAGACATATGATTAATTTAAAGTCAGATATCCTAGCTACCTACATGGAAGAAGGTTATGGTATTGATGAGATTCCTTTAGAGCATTTAGAAAACTATGGTCGACAGGATGTCAAGATTACCAAAGAACTATATCTTACACAAGTAAGATTATATAATCAAAGAGCTAACAGTGGATTAATTCCTACGAGAGATTTAATGAATGATTTCCTACGGGTTTTAATTGATATGGAATGTAATGGAAACTATATTGATTTAGCTGAACTCAAGCAAGTGGAAAAAGAATTAAACCAAGAATACTATCAGCTCAAGAATAAGATTGATAGAATCATTGCTCAAGTTATGGGTGATACGAAGATTAATCTATCTTCCACTGAGGATTTATCAAAGGTTATTTACTCTCGTAAAGTTCAAGATAAAAATCTATGGTCTAGTTTATTTAATATTGGTATTGATAAAAGAACAAAGAAACAAAAGAGAAGACCTAAGATGACTGACCGAGCCTTTCATGAATTAGTTAACAAGTATACTGACCCTATCTTTAAAACCATTGCAAGACAATGTGATGATTGTAAAGGGGTTGGCCATGTAAGAAAGATAAAAAAAGACGGAACACCTTTTGCTAAACTATCGAAGTGTTCTTCTTGCTCAGGGGAAGGGATGTTGTTTACCGAAACTCAAGCCCCTGCAGGTTTTGGTTGGAAGTCTAACAGTGTTCAAGATGTATCTCAAGGGGGATTTAAAACAGATAAGGAAACACTACAAAGAATTAGCGTCTATGCCGAAGGTACATTGAAAGAGTTTATTAATTCTATCATTCGTTACAGTGCGGTAGAAACTTATCTTAATACTTTTGTTACAGGTATTCAAGAGAATGTAAAAGATAATAATATTCTTCACCCTTCTTTTAATCAACATGTTACCACTACAGGAAGACTTTCTTCTTCTAAACCTAACTTCCAAAATATGCCCAGAGGTGATAAGTTTCCTGTGAAGAGAGTTATCAAATCTCGCTTTGAAGGTGGGCAGATACTAGAAGTCGACTTCTCTCAGCTAGAATTTAGAACGGCTGTATTCTTAGCTCAAGATAATCAAGGCATGAAGGATATTCAAGACGGAGTTGATGTGCATCAATACACTGCTGATGTGATAGGATGTTCAAGACAAGATGCCAAAGCCCATACCTTTAAACCTTTATATGGTGGAATGATGGGTAAGAAAAAAGAAAAGGAATACTATGAGAAGTTCTTAAAGAAGTATCAACAAATAGCGGAGTGGCATCAAGTCCTACAAGATACTGCCTTTAAAACAAAGATAGTTAAACTGCCTAGTGGAAGAGAATACTACTTCCCTAATGTTTACCGAAGAAAAGACGGCTCGACTACCCAAGCCACAGCCATTAAGAACTATCCTGTTCAAGGATTTGCTACTGCGGATATTGTTCCGATTGCCTGTATCAATGTTTGGGAGTTGTTAAAGAAAAGAAAAATGAAAAGTTTATTAATCAATACTGTTCATGATTCTGTTATCCTAGATGTTCATCCCGAGGAGGTCCACCATGTCATAAGCATTGTAAAAACAGGGTTTATCAATGTCAAAGATTCATTGTTACACCGTTACAATTGTGAGCTAAATGTTCCCTTAGATTTTGAAATAAAAAAAGGTGAAAATTGGCTTGACTTATCCACAGTTATATGATATAATATAAATATAAAAGGAGTACATAATAATGTCCAACGAACTAATATCAAATCTAGATAACTTATCCAATGATAAGCTGATGTCAATGCTGGGCCAAGACACCGAGAGTGGTGGCTCATCATTATCTAGATTGTCTATTAACTATGATACCGAAGACGCAGACGGTAATCTAATAAAACGGGGGTTGTATAAAGTTGATTCCCCCAAGCATGGAATTATCTATGCAGAGAAAGTTCTCTTCCGACCCTTTCTGAATACCTTTCAGTATAATAAATATGATGAAGAGAATGAAGAAAATAACTATAAGTCGGTAATGTTTACCAGTTGGTCAGATGCTAAACCTGATACGAATGGTACAGATGCATGTGGTAGTGTACCGAAAGCATTACGAGAAAACCTTGACCCTGCATCCAAGATAGAACAAGATAAGATTACTTGCTATCGTAATGTGTTTGGTCTAGTCACCATTAAAGGAAAGAACTCCAAAGGGGAAGACAAATCCCTAACAAATGAGCCAGTCCTTTATAGAGTACGAGGTGTAAACTTCTTACCGATTGGTGACCAATTAAAGAGCCTATCGAAAAGAAATAAGATTATGTATAATACTGTTTTGGAATTTGACGGAACAGAAAAACATACAAAAGGTAGCGTCTCTTACTTCATTGCAAAGATTAAAGACTCAAATAAAGATGTAAAGTTTTCTGATGAGGATAAACAAATACTGTCTCAGTTTTTGGAACATGTCAAACAAGAAAACGATTATGTCAAGAGTGAACATAACTCTGCAAAGAATCAACAAGTCACAGAAGAAGATATGTTGAATGATGATATCTTAAAGGAGATGTCAGCGTGACCTTCTTAGAAGAAGTAAAATCATTTTTAGCACAGGCTCAACGAGAGCCTGTTGCTATACCTAAAAATATTATTGAGATGTTTAAGAAAGACTGTGAAGATGCAGTCGTGAAGCAGTTTACAGGCGAGAGAGAAAAAGAGTTTCGTATTAGAATGTCCAATGTTGGCAAACCTTTATGCCAATTACAAATGGATAAAAAATATTCAGGGGATAACTCCATTGTTTCTTATGAGAACTATAATCATAAACTAAGAAACTTATTTGGAGATATCATCGAAGCAGTTGTAGTGATGTTGCTACGAACTGTGAAGGCAAAGATTGAAGGTGTTCAAGGTGAAGTACAATTAAATACTCCATACTTTGACATTAAAGGTACATATGATATCATTATTGATGATAAGGTTTATGATATCAAGTCAGCTTCACCTTTTGCTTTTGAAAAAAAATTTGGGGAAAATGGTGGTGGTTTTCACAAAATTGCTGAAGACGATGTCTTCGGATATCTTTCCCAAGGATATCTGTATTCGGAAGCCACAGGTAAATCCTTTGGAGGTTGGATTGTAGTCAACAAAGCTACAGGTGAGATGTTAGTCACTGAGCCTCCAGAGGATGATGCTGAGTATCGTTCTCAAGCATTAGCAAAAGTAAACGAGAACATCAAAGCCTTAATGGAAGATGCCCCCTTTAAAAAGTGTTATGAATTAGAAGAAGAAGTTTTTTACCGTAAGAAAACAGGTAATAAAGTCTTGTCCTCAATATGCTCATACTGCCCTTATAAACATAAATGTTGGGGTGATAACATTCAATACTTGCCCCAACAACAATCCAGTGCCAAAAATCCTAAGTATCTTTGGTATGCTGAAATTAATACACCCAAGGAGACAGCTCATGAAGGATGACGTGCCTGTAGACAACAAGAGTGTTGTCATTATAGTAAGACCTTTTGGCGATAATCGATTTGCCTGTGGTCTTGATTCTAATTATGTAGAAGATACCGAAGAAAAAAAGATGTGTTATACTGTAGCAATGGGCCTTTGCCAAATTGCTTTAGATGACCCTGACATGGTCTATGAAATAGG